TTTTGGCATAGCCAGCGCAGGAACTTTTCAGCCCTAGCAACCGCCATTGCATCCGCAGCCGCCTTGCCAGCCGTGCCAGAATCTTTTTTGCCTTGTCCATGCGCCAATCGCCTCCGTTTAGCGGAATTTCGGTGCGCTCGATTTGATTCCATGGTCGTCAAGCCCCATCATTGAGCAAAGCTGTTGAAACTTCACGGTGTCGGACAGCACGAATTGGATTGAGCCAGCGGGATACGCCTTGAACCTGTCGGCAATCGCGGCCAGGTTGCCCGATACCTGCGTCACGTTGACCACCCACCGCTTCACCCCGGCGTTGCGTGCGCGGCGATACCAGTTGTTCGGCAGGAACTTGCCCCTGTCCTTGTCGCTCTCGTATTCGAGCATGTGAATGGACAGTTCGGGGTTGGGTATTGACCGCATCACCACGCACATGGTCGCGGGTTCGGGTGAGCCGTCCACGCACTCGGCAATGCAACGCTCGCGGTAGGCGTTCTCCTCATCGTAGCCGTGCTGGAAGAAGTCGGAGGCGTCATAACCCTGCCACACCTCCTGCGCGGGCAGGGTGCGTATCGTGGCGGGCGGGGTGACCTTCTCCTTCACCTTGGGCGCGAATATGTCCAACAGCTTCTTGAGCCACTTCCACATAACTACCTCCCTATGTTTCGCAGATATGAACCCGCACGATACAACCCCGTTACCTCCGTGCTGGTCACGGCGCGGCTGAACCACCGCACATCGTCAACCCGCCCGTTGAACCATGACGGGGATGCTGCCAGCACAATGCCCACACCCATGCGGATGCTGGAGGTGGTCTGCCGCGTGCAGACAAACGTACCCGCGCCACCACCTGTGGATGCAGCTAATACTCCATTGACATAAATGAAAAGGTGGTTTGCAGTTGCTCCTCCTGTGTAAACAAAAACCAAATGTGTCCATGTGGCTAGCGGGATAGCAGCATCGCATGTTCTGCTGATGCGGCTTGCCGTGCCGTTGTCGTAGAGCGTAATGATCGGCTTCATGCTTGAGGTGTTCAACGCCCACTCGATTGACCCCGCCGTGGTGTTATCCGCCTTGGCAAAGTAGTTCAGGTCGTTTGTCGTGTCTTTCCAAATCCACAGCGAGATTGACCCCGCCTTGTTGGTGGGGTAGGTGGTGACAAAGGTGTTGGTGTCGTTGTCTGCAATAAAGATGTTGTCATTCGTGCCGTCAAAGTCCACGCCCCGCCCCGCGAGTCCGGTTGCCCATGCGATTGACGCGCCATTGGACAGCGCACCGTTGGACGTTCCGTAGTTGTCAACTGCCGTGCCGTCATTGAACGTCCACAGGCTCACCAGCCCCTGCGATATGCTTGGGCAGGTCTGGCAGACCCAAGTGCCGTCATCGTCCATCTGCGCGATGGCGGATGTGGCAAGCATAACCGCTAATATCAAGCGTTTAATCATGGCAATAACTCGTAAGGGAACGACCACGTTGTGCCGTCACCCGTCCATGCGGAAATGGCGGCGAACAGTTCATTCAGAATCACGGCATCGGCAAGCTCTGCGGCGGTGATCGTCTGCGCGACCTGCTTCTGCGTGAAGTAGCCAGCCACCGCCGATTGCGTGACATTGGTATTCGTTTCCGCGTTGTCGCCAAAGTGACGGCGAAGGGTCAAGCGGAATACAGCGGCCTGTTGCATCAGTTCAGGCGTGATCGTTGCCAGCTTCGCCAACCGCGCCTGTTCCGCCATGGCTTCCTGTGAGTAGTCCATGTAATCCAACACGCACCAGTCTGAGCGGTCAGGGTCTTGGTGTGCGCCTGACACAACGCGAGTGAACCCTGCCGTGATGTCGGGAAGCTCGCCATACCGCCACCCCTTTGACACCATGTAGGCGTGGTCGCTGGCGGGGTTGTACATGCCTTCGATGCTCTGGCCTTGGTACTCTGCGCCCGAATCAAGGTGATAGTACTTTTTCATTGACGCACCGCCTTGTTTGCCGTGTTCGTGTCACGATGTGGAAGCCCATCCCACCGGAAACGCGCCATGCCGTTGGTCGGCACTACCAGCGTAGACGTTCCGCTGAACTGACCCACGTTGGTGTTCCACGCGAATGAGAACCCCTTGAGGTCAAGGTCAAGCTCGCCGTATGCGCGTTCATTGGTTGACCAGCCCGTGTTGTCAATCTGGAACAGCGTCACATTGCTGGTAAGCTCAAGCATGACGAGGTTGCCCATGGCGCGGGTGAGCGTGGTGGTGGGCGCGGATGCCAAGATGTACGGATACCGCCCCGCGTCATTCACCGCATTGGTGGCAACGACCTGCGCCAAGGCAATCACGGTGTTGGTGTCCAGCGAGGCCGTGGCGACAATGCTTGTGCCAATCGTCCAGTTGCTTGCGTCAACCTGCACCGCAACACCCGCGCTGTTGGTGGATGCCGTCAGGTTGGTGATGCCGCCGCCCGATATTGACGCGGCGTCAGGCATACGGAACTGAATCATGCTGGGCGTTGTTCCGCCAGCAGACAGCACCACATTGGTCGTGCTGCCGCCAACCGCCGTGGTCTTGAGCCGCGCGACGATATACACGTTTGTCAATGTTACTTCAGGAAACGCTATTGAGAACGTGTAGCGGTTGGTCGTGCCATTGCAGGTAATCACCTGAGCCGCCGCGCTGAAATCGCCATTGGTGATCGTCAAGTCAGCCTTGTTGGTAGTCCAGTAAATCTCAGGCTTTGCCGACAGCGAGCGTCCCCCCCCGCCGGGAGATGAAAGGAATATCTCAGCCGTCACGGGCGAGCGCAACAGACCCGTGATGGCGTTGGTGGTAATCATGGACGCAACATACTGCTGTGCGCCCGTCACCGTCACATTCTCGCTGAACGATGCGGCGGGAACTACGGTGTGTCCAGCGAATGTGGTGTTTGTGGGAAGCCAGCCCACCGCAACGATATTGGTGGTCATGTAGATTGGCGTACCCACCGCCAGCAGTTCGCGCACCCAGTTGGCGGGTACAAGCTCGTTGGCGAGAAAGCCCGTGGTGCGGTCTGTCAGTAGTGCGCCCGACATGGTATCGCCCGTCTTTGCGACATAGTTGGTGTCGGAATCCGTAATCGTCACGCTCGCCACACCCGCCGCCACCGTGCCTGTCGTGCCGTTCACGATGATGTTGGAGATTGCCGCAAGATACCGCGTGTCGTTGGTGCGGACGAGTTCGGGGAGCGTGTTTATGTTTTCAAGACTACTTCCCTCGCCAATCGGAACAATTAAACCTGTCGATGGCGAGCCTATGATGGATATGCCATCAATCATAATCTGTTGAAATGAAGCCCAAACCGTCCCATTCGTCAGCGCGTCCATCGCAATCGCGTCCGTTTCGTTGGTGAGTGATGCCGCCACCCGCGCAACCTGCGCCGTGGTGAGGTGCATGAAGTTCGTGGAGCCGTTCTGGTTCGTCAGCGCGGTGTGGTCAGCGATCTGCGCGGGGATGGCGGGCGCATCAGTGATACTGCCCCATGCCTGATTGTGGGCAAGCGGGGTGCGGGCATCTGTGAGCCGCGCATCGTTGGTATAGACTACCTGATTCGTCAGCGCGGCGACAACCGCCAGCGCATTGGTGTCAGCCTCAACCGTGAGCCAAGGGATCGCGCCCGTGATGCTGGTATAGTCCTGCGTGTGCGCGGTAGGCGGGCGCGAGTTGGTGAGCCGGGCATCAGTATCCGCCACAATCCCGCCGTGCGCCGCGGTGGTCAGGCCGGTATGCGTCACAAGGCGATTGGACACGCTCGACAGCCCGTTGCTCAAGGCCGACAGATCGCCGCCCCCGCCGCCCGTGCCGTTGGTTTCCAGATTCGACACCCGCGCCGTGATGGAGTTGGAGAAGCTCAGGAAGTCGCTCATCGTCACCGCACCGCTGAACCAGTTGGTGGGCTGGAAAGAGCGGCTCGTGTTGAGTCTTACCGAAAGATTCCCGCGAGCCCACTCCTGCGTCACCGCGCCCGTCACGCCAAAAATCTGCGCGTTGTATCGCCCGTTGGTCGGGGTGTTGCCGCCAGAGATCGTCCATGTCATTGTGGAGCCGCTCACGGTGTCGTTCGTCAGCCACACGCCCCCGCCGCCGCTACCGTAGGCCAGCAGCCCGGTGGAGTTGGTGACGACCAGATCGGAGCCCTCGTAAAGGAACCGCGCCGTGATGGTCGCGCCGATGTCCTCGGTGATTTGAAGATTGAACGGCACAAGCTGGCGGCTGAGATCGCTCTTGATCTCGAATGTCGCCTGCCCGAAAGCGGCTGTGGCGGCAAACATAACTGCGGCGATGATTTTGCTTTTCATGTTTCTCCTTACGGGGTGAGATCAAACGCAACCGGGTTGTAAACAGCCTGGACGGCGGTGGTTTTGGTGCAGGTGTAGTTGCCAGCCTGTCCAGCCCGCTGGGCGTTGCCTGTGACCAGCGTGCGGGTGTACCGAACACCGCCGGCCCCGGCCGCGGTGGTGTCGGATGACAGGGCCGCCGCCGTGCTTTCCGCCAGCGACTTGGTGATGAACCGGTATTCCTCTGTCGTGACGGTGGTTTTCGTCACCGTCTTAAAGCCGGTGTAGAAGCTCTTGAATAGCAGCTGGACGCTTTCGGCGCTCAGCGTGCTGACGTGGACGATGGCGGGAAGTGACGTGAGAATAGCCATTAGGTGTTACCTCCCAGCGTGTTTTTGCGCAGGAAGTCCTGCATATCCTTGGAGAGCGACTCGACGTTGATGCCGATTCGCGCGTCGGCGGCCCGAGCGGCCTTCTCGGCGGCGCGGGTGGTGCGCACGCCCAGCGCGGCCTTCTCCTGGTCCGTCAGGTGAATCTTGCCGCCCCACTTCTCGGCGCGGGCCTTTTTTTCGTCAACCCGCTCCAGATCCCGCTGCAGCCGCTTCTCCTCCTGCGCCTGCTCGCGGGCATCGTCTTTCTGCTGGCGCCGGAACTCGGGCGAGCGGTACGCCTGCATGGCGACGGAGGCGGCCTCCTTGGCCTTCGCCAGGGCGTCGGCGGCCGGCGCCGCTTGCCCGCGGGCCGCGGCCAACTGGTCCTCGAGGGCGAATTTCTGCCTAGCTTTTGATGCGTCCTCTTTATCTTGAGCGTCCTGCTTGGCGTACTCTAAGTCCTGCAGGGTCGAACGGTGTTCAGCGAGGTACTTTTCGTCCTTGGCTTTCTTGATCTCGGCCAAACGTGCCTTTTCGGCGTTGGCGTTTTTTTGCGCCTGTGCATCTACTTCGATTTGAAGAGCGTTTGCCTTGTTTTCTGCCGCCTTGGTTTCGTTTGAAAGTGTAAGAGCGCGGCGGCCGGTTGGGTCATAACCACTGGCCTCGGCTTGCGTTTTATACTCCGCCGCCGCCGTTCTCGCCTCGGTAAACTTTTTCCATGCCGCGGCCCTTTTGTCGCCCTCCATCTGGTTTGGCGACGCCTCTTGCATATTCGGATTCTGTGCCTTTATGTCTTCCGCCTTTTGCGCAAACTCTTTGGCGAGCGCCATCTTCTTGTCGTACTCGAGCTTGCTTGCCTCGAGGTTTTGGTTGTAGGCGTCCTCGGCAATTTTTTTGTTTTTAGCCTCTTTGCGCGCAAGGTCCTTTGCGTCATTCTTCGCTTGCAGGTCGTTTTCCATCTGCAGCTTGGCGCGGATGGCCTCCTCGTCGCCCCCGGCCGCAACATCCGCCTCCGTCTTTGCATTGCGCTTCGCGGCATCCACTTCCGAAAACGACTGCTGCACCCCCGTGACGGATGTGTTGTATTCCTGTTTCCCTTTGGCTTCATCTTCACGGGCCTTGTTTGCCTTCTCCAGATTCTCGAGGTCGATCTTGCCCTGCATTTCGAGTTGCGCCTGCAACTCTTTGTGGGCGGCACGGGCGGCATCAAGCCCAGCCTTAAACCGCGTCATTCCGCTTGTCAATCCGTCAATCCAGTTGAGCGCCTTGGTTGTACCCTTAAATGCCGCGATGAACGTGCTGACTATCAGTGTGCCGTAGCTCACGGCTTTGGTAATTGCCATGATTGACCCACCAAACCCGCGCATGGTCTGGTTGGCGCTTTGCGAGGATGACCTTGACGATTCATTCGCCTTGGCCCTGGTCTTTTCCATTTCGGCGCGAGCAGACGCATTCGCCGCTCTGGTGTTGTCTATGCCCTCAATTATGTACTGTAAAATATTTGCCATGGCTAATTTTTCTCCGTTGCATCCGGCGGCGGCGTATGGCGCTCGATGATCTCGGCATATTCCTTCTGCAAGGCCTTGATGGCCCGCTCGGTGGGCGTGAGCATCCCGGTCTCGCCGCCGGCCTTGGCCGCGTCATGCTCAACGGCCAGCGCGTAGCAGCGCACGGTTTCCGCCCGGCTGGACCGCATCCAGTAGTCGGGGTCGGTTCCGGTCAGCACGCCCAGCTCGTTGCAGTGTTGCCGCCACGAGAGGGATTCAACCGCCTTGGCCCCCTGCTTTTCCTTTTCGGTCAGGTCGTCCAGGATGCCCGACAACGCCTCGCACCGGGCGGGGTCGTCCTGATACCTGTCGAGCAGGACAAAGGCCGCTTGCTTTGCTGTGGCGCGGGAGGAGGCTTCCTGATGGCCAAGCAGCAGGCCGGTGGCGGCGTCCAGCTCGGCGATTGTGCAGGTCAGGTCGGAGAACCAGCTCAGGATGGCCCGCAACGCCGTCGCCCTGTCGGTAATCTGGTCGAGCGTGACGGCAGGTTCTTTTTCGGGTGTGACGGGTGGCGCTTTGACCTTCAAAACCGACTGCGCTATCCGGAAATTGCTCTTGATGGCGACCCGCTTGTCGCGGCCGTGGGCGAGGATGAACGCGAGGGCGATGGTGGACAGCATGGCGGACGCCCCAAACCACTCGGCCCAGTCGTCCCAGACTGAAGCGCCCAGGCACGTCATGGGCCACAGTTTTGCGCCCCCTACGATCACAGGCAGACCACGCTCGCGCAGGAAGGCGCCTGATCCGGCGTTGTCAACGGCAAGCCCCAGGTCGTTCAGCGCAATGGTTTCGGTCAGGGTGGGGGAGATGCCCCTGGCCTTGAGGTCATCCAGCCTAAATTTCGCATTGAATGAGAGAGGCATTTCATCGCTCCCTCCTGCTTACGGCACGGCCGGTGTGAACGCCAGATGCCGGGAAAACGTGTGTTTCGACTTCTCGGCCGTGTTGTTGGACCGGTCGCTGTCGGACGTGACCTCACGCCACACCGGGACGGCCACCGGCGGGGTGACGCCGCCATTGCCGAGGACCGTGCAGTTAACCACCTCGGTTCCATCGTTGTTCTCACTGGCCAAGGTCTCCCCGTCGCCACCGGGCTCGTCGGTGTGCTTGGCGGAAATCGTGTAATCGAAACTCGACCACCCGTTGGTCGCGTCAACCAGGGCGAACCCACCGGGGGCTACCGGGATCCCGCGGCCGGCCGCAAACGTCGGCGAGCCTTCGTACACTCGGCAGGCGGGGTGGGCGGAGGAGCCGTGCGTGTGCAGGTCGAGGGAAAGCTCGGGGAAGTCGCCCACGTTCAGCTTCAGGTTCACGGTGTCGCAATGCTGCGCCACGGCCGGCGCGGTCAGGGTGATCAGATCGCCAACCGCCGCCAGGGTCAGGTCGCCGGTGGCAATAAAGCACTTCATGGTCGGCTTGGTGCTCGTTTTCTGGTTGAACAACGTCACGGAGTCAGTCTCTCCCGCGCCGGTGCCATAGGAATCGCCATCGGCACGCAGGCCGCCCGACACGTCGGACGAGATGCCGAGATTGTCGTTCTGGACGACCCAATCCGTCAGGACGGTGGAAACTGCTGTGGGATTAAAAAATGCTACGGCCATGATCGTGCTCCTTTTTGTGTCGTTGCCCCGCTATTAAAAGGGCTGAAGTCAATTATATGCTGTTGGCCTTCCCGCCCGTGATGAAAGTCAGGTCGAAATCGAGCCGCACGGTCCACAAAAGCACCTTTTGCGGTGAGTTTGGCACATTCTTCTGCTCCGCTTCCACTTCCCCGACGTTGGTGAGCCGGAACAGATGCACATTGCTGGCCGCGTCGTCGCGGATCGGCAGCGCGCGGATGATCTTCATCACCGCCTCCTGGGCTACCGGCCGGCGCTGGTAAGTCAATATGGCGTAGGCGGGCGTCGTCATGGTGGGGAAGTCCAGGCACTGGAGAAAGATCTGGGTGCCTTCCCGGCCCATGGGCGCACAGGTGAACCAGAACCCATTGGCGATGTTGAACGTCCTGCCGATAAACGCCCCCTCGTTGGGCGCGGCCCCCGTGGCGCTGCACAAATGCCCGAACGCCGCCGCTTCTGCTTCGGTCCATGCCGTGTCGAATGATGCCGGATTGATCATAATCCCCCCTGTGCTTTCTTGATTGCCGCGTTTAAATTGCGCTCGATAATGCCCTGAATAACCGGTCCGCTCTCGTCTCCCGCCCGCTGCAGGAAGCCGGGCCCCACCACCTCGCCCCCAGTCGCCTGCTTGTGCTGAGAGCCGATGCCCAACTGATAGGGGCCGTCCTCCATCCACTCGGCGTACTCCTTGGCCTCCGCAAAACCGGACACAAACACCGTCGCCTTGGCCTCCTGCCCGACTTCGGCCTCCACTAAAAAGTCAATAGAACGCTCCAGCCCGCCAGGCACGGCGCGAGAGAATGCGGAGCGCCCCATCTTGGCGCGGTATGCGTCCCGCCGCTTCTCCCGGGAGTCGGACTGCTTCTTGCGTAGTTTGCGCAGCGCCATTATCCACCCCGCTTCTTACGGTTGCGATCTTCCACCCGCTTAATGGTCGCCTCATTTTGGCGTTTAATATTCGCTCTACGCGCTTTTTCCCGGGCGCGTGATTTTAAAGACTGAGCCTTCTTGTGCGCCTTCTCTCTTTCCCGCATTTCGGCTTTTTTGGCCTTCCTTGCGGGGTCTTTGGCATCACTCCGGCGCCGCATACCATCATCAATCTCCGCCTGGCTGGGCGACCGTGGACAACGCTTCTTGGCCTCCGCCTGCACCCAAACCGCCGCCTCCTCAAGACCCGTCCGCAGCCCGTAGGCCAGCGTGGTCGGCATGTCTTTGAGCTGCCGCATCACGTCGTCATAGCCTTTGGGGTTGCCCGCCATGCCTCACCTCGCCGCCTCTACCTGCTCGGGCAGGACCGGTTCCAGCCTGTGCAGGCAGTTCGGGTGGAACATACCGTCATCCAGAGCGTCCTGGTAGCTGGGGAAGTCGGGGTCTGTACCACCCACTGAAATGATCTTTCCTGCCCACCGCGCGCAGACTTCCGTGCTGCTTTCCAGCGGGGAGTCGTTGGAGATCCGCGCGTAGCCGATGCCGGACTCCGCCAGGGTGTCCACAAAGCTCTCCCGGCTGACCCGCTGCGAGTTAGTCCGGACCAGCATTTGTGTGTAACGCGCGTTTTCCCAGACCTTTCCGCCACGGTCCACGAAGCGGAACGCGTCCCGGTCGCCGGCCAGCGCATCCCACTTGAGTTGGAGGTTCTTCTGGGTCTCCCGCGCGGTCCAGCCCTGCACGCCCGCCTCGCGGAAGTTGTCCACAAAGGCCGTGCGCAGCTGGCTCACCGCGCGGTTGCTCATGTTCTCGGTCAGGGTGGCGGCAAGGCTCTTGGAGTTCTCCGGCGCCACGTACTGCCAGTATTGGCGCAGGCGCTTCTCGTTAAACTGCACGATGTCAACCCCGGACGCAACGTTCAGGCCCGCCGCCTGGTTTCCAATGGCGCCCGACTTGGTGATGAGCCGCCGCAGGATGTCGTCAAGCGGCTTCGTGGCGTCCTTGTAGGTCGCCAGGATCTCCTGATAGACCGCATCGCGCGTGCGCGCGTCCTTGACTGCTGCCGGGGAGCTGGCCGCATCGGCCACAATGCGCCGCGCCTGCTTCTGAGCCTCGCTGATAACCTTCAGCATCTCGCCCACAGCCTGCTTCTCGATGCGCGGCAGCTTGTCAAACGGCGTCGCCATGGCTGTTTACCCCCTCACGACGCAGGCCCCTGAGAAGTTCAGCCACTCCAGGGCGGCGTCGTAGAACCCGAAGGTGGACGACATGAACGGCCCGGTATTGTCCACCTGCATGCGCCCGGTGATCTGCGGCTGTGGGGTCGCTCCGGTGGCGTCGGCGATCTGGGAGTCAATCAGCATGCCCAGCGCCTGCTCGTAGACCGCGCGGTCCTCGCGGATGAAGTCGCCCGGTTGATAGGCCGGTTCGTTCTCGTTCAACTCGCGACGTAGCGCCCGGCTGTACTTCTGCTTGGCCATGGCTATGGCCGCCGTGCACATGCTCGTGCTGAACCCGCTCCAGACAGCCGCGTAAACGTGGCTTCCGCTCCCAAAATAGGTGTTTGCCCCTGCCAGATTGATCGCCATGTGTCACCTCCGAAACTTAAAAGGGGCTGGCCGGTGTTTGCCAGCCAGCCCCATGATTCAACGCTTTCGCATCAGCCCGACTTCGACTTGCCCCGCTTTACTGCCGGCTTCTCAACCGGAACGACGGGCGCAGCGGCCGGTGCCGGCTGAACGGTGGCGGGGTCGGTCAATGACCACCCCTTGTCCACCCACTCCGCGGCATCCTGCGTGTTCACGCGAACCCGCTCGCCGCCTTTCCAGATGTACGATGTCGGGATTGAGACCATGATTTCCCCGGTTACGGTTTGATCGCAAGCCAGCCGTTTGTCGTGGCAACTGTCGCCACCCATACCGCACCGGTGCCTGAACCGGCCGAGCCCACGAGCATGTCCCCGATATAGCGCGGGGTCTTCAGCGTGGCGTCGGTTGTGGCGTTGGTGTCAACTTGCGGTTTGGCGTAGGTCGTCTCTGCCGAGATCAGCCCGGCGTTTGTCGAACCCAACCCCTGCAGCAACACGATGTTCGCCGCGTTGGTCGTGGCCTTGCCCTGAACCAGCGTCAAGGCCGCGAGGTGTATGCTGTTCGTTTCAGCCGCAAGCGCCGCCGCAATCTCAGCCGTGACGTTTGACGCAATACGCGCCGTGACCACGTCATTGCCGTAGAAGTCATCGCCGGCCATGCCCACCCGGGCAACCAGCATCAAACTCCCCGCGATAATCCAAAGGATCTTCTTCATTTTTCGACCTTCCTCCCCAGTTAAGGGGTTGCCCTACCTGCCGTGGGGTGTGACACGGACAGGCAGGGCCGGGGTGATGTGAACTTAACCGCAGAGCAGCACGCCCGCACGCGGGTCGACTCTGGCCGCCACGAAGCAGTCAAAGCAGATGCTGTTGGCCAGGTTGGTCATGGACCCGCCACGGCTCACGCGAATCTCGTAACCGTTGAAGTTCTGGACCACTGAATCCAGACCCCACAGAGGGGCACCACCGACCACCACAAGGTTCGTCGCCTTGGGCTGGAAGATGAGGTTCTCGAACCCGGCCGCCTCGAACGTGATCGCATCGCCGTCATGCGCGGCAACCACCAGCGGGGGGCTAATTTCCAAATCGCCCTCGTTGCCGGAAATGGTCGCGTCTTTGGTCAAGACATAGCGTGTCGTGTCGCCCGTGATTACCAGACACGTCCCGGCGTATACGGTGCCATCTGCGGTGTTGCCGTCCATGTGGATGGTCGTGGCGCCAATCGCGGCATCCCCGTCCATAACGGTGGTGCCGGCGATGACGTTGGCCGCAGACGAGCGCACAAAAGCGCCCATGTCGGGATCGCTGAACCACGCGGTGCCGAACTTGTAGCCCAGCGCCATTTCGCGCAGGGTGGCACTGTTGTCCATGCCGAACGCCGTGTCCGCAAACTGCTCGAGCTGGACAAAGCTCGACTCAACCGTTGTGTCCACGATGCCGACGCGACCGCTCTTTTCGATCTTGTTGTCACGCAGAACCTTGTGCGCTGCGGCGATGTGCGCGGCAGTGCTGGGGCGGCTCGTCACCGTGCCCGCGATGTTCTGCCGGAATACCTGCAGCTTCTGGATCGCGTACTTGTTGATCGCCGTCATGATGCCACGCACCTTGGGCGCGATGACATATTTTGCCAGATCCGGCAGCTCGAAGGTAAGCTCCTTCGACGTGAGATCGCAACGGTCATAAAACCAATGCTCGATGGTCAAATCCATCGTGTTGACCGTCGCATCGGACGCGCTGGTGGAGCCCGTCATTTCTTTGGCGGTCCCGGCATTCGGCTCGACCATCACCTGAACGGTCTGGCCGACCTTGTTGCCGGTGAATTTGGCCTGATTGGAGCGGTCCATCAGGTTGGCGACGCCGGCGTACTCCGCCATGTAAATGGACGCGTAGTCAGCGACGACTTGAGTGGTAGGGAAATCATTAGCCATGATGTTGTGTTCCTTCTGCCGGGTTATTTCAGCAGGCCCGACTCCCGCATTGCCTTCTGCCGCTCAACGAGCGACAGTTCCTTTTTCGATCCCGCGCCGGCCGCCGCCTGGCCGCTGGCACCTGTTCCATGCCCGGAGGTGTCAACCACCAGCGCCGGGTTCTCCGTCTTGAACTTGGCCACACGCTCGGTCACCAGCGCCAGGTCGCTCAGGTCCTGAAGATCCCCGAAGGTCTCCTCAAATGCCCCGACCGCCACGGACTGCCTCACCTTGTCGGTGAACTGGATCCCATTCGCCTGACGTATCTCGGCCAGCGCCTGCTTGCGTGCCATCTGCGCTGAAACCTGCTTGGCCTCGTCGCGCTCTTTCTTGATGGCGGCCACTTCCTTCTGCATGGCCTCAAACGCTTTTGCCTGTTTCTGCGCCTCGGTCTGCCCCTTGCCGGCCTCCTCGGCCGCCCGCGCATCCCGCTCGGCTTTCTCGGCCTTGTAGGCTTCGACTTCCGCCCGTGCGTCCGCCGCATCCTTCTCCGCCTTGCGCCGGGCCGCTGCCGCCGCGTCGTTGGACACCTTGTCGGGGTCGTACCCCTTGAGGAAATCCCGCTCCGCATCCGTCAACGCCTCGCCAGAAACCAACTTCGCCTGCACTTCCTTGAACGTCATATGTGGCCTCTTTTCGTGCGGGAATCCGCCGCATGTCGGGTGGTTGCGCCCTGAAACAACGCCGCAGGGTGTTCCGGCTATAATAAAAGGGCTGAAGTAAATGCGGGGCAGGGGTTAGACGACGGCGGGATCTGGATCGGGCAGCATGAAATTGTCGTCTTCCATGGCGTCAATCTCTTCCGCCGCCGCTTCCTTCTCGTCGTCGCTCAGGCGGATGATGCTCTCAATCGTCACGCCGGCCGCCCGCTGCAAAGCCTTGCGGTAGGTCAGGACGAGCCCGGGCAGGTTGCCCAGCTGGGTGATGACGCTGGCGTTGGTCTGCGCATCCACGATGCCGAAGTCCTGCGGCCACTGCGGGTCGTACTCAGCGAACATGGTGTCAATCGCCATGGACGCGGCGACGCACTTCTGCTCGCACTCCTGCATGACGATGGCGCGGTGGCGTAAGGTCGATTCGGTGTCCAAGTGATCAAATGCCTTGCTCTCAGCCGTCTGGATCTGTCTGGTTTCGCGGTTGAATAGGGCGAGCCCGACCGAATCGAACAACAGCTTGCGCTTGCGGTCGATCTCAGTGACCAGCGCCGATAAATTGGCTGCGTCAGGGGCGATATAGCGGGTGGTTCCGGAGTCCTCGGCCGTCTCGACCATGGGCGACTCCAGCCCGCGGGTAATCTCCTTGACCATCTGCAGGATGCGCACCCCGTCAATCTGGCCGCCTTGCTCAACCAGCCGCGTCTGCACGGCGTCCAGCTGGCTCATGGCGATGATCAGCTGCGGGAATGAGGTCTTGACCAGGTTGTCCACATGCAGGCTGTCCAGATTCATCAGCTGGCACTGCATCATCTCCACGTCGTCCGACCACCACGGGTCAGGGCTGGGCGTGCCGATGCAGATGAACGGAATTTCAGGGCTTGAAACGGTGCCGGCGTCGGTGATCACGACGGATTTCTTGGTCTTCTCGTAAACCGTCCATGTGGCGCCGGTGGCGTTGTACTGCCAGAACCGGCGCGCGGTCTTGGTTGTCGCCTTCTTGAACGGGTCCTGGTTGTCGGTCCGCTGCTCCTGCGTGATGAGCCACATCAGCCGGCCATTGGCGTCAAACGACCAGTCCACGACATCGAGAGGGGACCACAGCGACCAGCGCACGCGGTCGCCTTCGGAGATGCGTTCCGCCAGGGTGCGCTGCTTGGGCTTGCCTGTGACCGGGTCCTTGGCCATGCCGCCGCGGTCAACTTGGATCCACGCCCACCCGCAGGCGGTCAGCATTTCGCTGGCGTCCATGAAAAACGCGTTGATGCTCAGGCCGGTGCCGGTGACGTTGCCCGCCCACTCCGCGTCAATCCCAGCCCGCTGGACCGGCTTCGAGAACAAGTACTGGTTGATCTTCTGCGAGACGCGCCCAAAGTCGTTGATCAAGGCCGATCGGGCCCGACGCCCTACGGCGCCATTCTTCTGGCCGGTGAAGTTGGACTTGCCCTCCCACGATAGGTCGGACTCGTTCGGAGCACGCCATAAACGGGCGTCCAGATACGGGCGCCCGCCCTTGAGCGCCAACAGGTTGGTCGTCAACTGTTCGCGTCGGCCGGAAAGCACGTCGTTTTCGCGGGTATAAATCAGTTCGGCGGGTGTCGGGTCCATGATAAAAGGGCTGAAGTCAATCAGGCGGGGCGGATGTTCCCGAAATCTGTTTCGGGAACAATTACCTGCCAAAACGAAAGCAGCACTCAATTCCCGCCCGTGGGTAATAGGCCCATGAAAGGCCCTTATCGGCAGCCGGCGGGAATAATGGGCCGGATAAGGGCCATTGTGTCAGAGAAAGGTATCTAAATTTCTGACACAAATACGATCCGTTTGCGTGTCGGGAATCGGCTCAATAAAGCGCTGAGGTTTATCGTGCCGCCCTGTTATACCAGGAGCGTAACCGCCGCCTTGCTTACGCTGTGGGCCATGCCGGCCGTCGCGTCAACGGCATCGTCATGCTTGCCGTTGGGGAACTCCTCGAATTGCCGCTTCCACTCATCGAGCACATCCCGGCACCCGGGCAGGTAGACGTGCACGGCTGAGTTGTCGAATGCCGGCTCGAGGATGGCGGCCTTGGCGCTCTTGTCCCCAGGCAGGCGCGACGGATTGACGATACACACCCCGCGCAGGATCTCCTTGAGGTCGGTGTAGGCGTCCTTGTACCCGCCCCAGTTCTCGACATACTGCGCCACGGCGGGGCCGTCCGCCTTGGCTGTCTGGCGAATGAGCTCGTTGCGGCGTGGCGCCTCATCCCGGCATGCGGTCATGGCGGAGATCCACACGCTCAGGCGCGAGCCGTAGGGGGTGTTCTCCTTGGTCGTCGTGCCACGGCATCCCCACGTCCAGTCTGGATCGGACTTGTCACGCTGGGCGCTGGAGCTGGCCGGATCCCAGAAGCGCACCTCGCGGCCGGCGGGCCAGCCGTCCTTGGTCTCATGCAGGATCACCTTGCGCACGTCGAAGCGGTTGCCACCCTCGAAGATCGGGTTGAGGTCCAGCAGCGCGGCGCTCATGCCGCGGCCAAGCGTGGCCCGCTGCCCGTCATACCACTGCGGGGAGAAATGCTCTGGGAACAGGTAATCCCACCCACCTTCGCCCGGTTTGTGGGCCGGAAAGCAGTGGAACTCAAAGCGGGGGAACTTGGGGTCGGCCTTCATTGCCGCAATCGTGCGCCCAATCACGTCGTCAATGTGCCAGGGCGTGGCCGTCAGGACCGTGACACACGGGTCGTGCCGGCGGGTCAGGAAGTTGTTGGTGAACCCATCCCACGTCTTATCGCGGAAGGTTAGCGAGCGGGCTTCCTCGATGTTCTTGCAGAAGTCGTCACACGTCCCCACCGTGTATCCTTTGCCGGTCAACCCGCCCTGTAGGCCGAAGGCGTTCACCTCGCCGGCGCTGCCGGCAACCCGCCACTGCGAGGCGCTGTTGGTGCCGTAGCCGGGCCGCACGCCTGGGAACAGGGATTGATAGCGGTCCTCGCACATGATGCGCTTAACCTGTCTGGAGAAGCTCTGCGAGAGCGTGGCGCCGTACCCGGTCATCATCAGGTCGGGCTGCAGGTCCTTGAGCCGGCCGAGTGCGTAGGCTGGCATAGCGCGGGAGACGATGTCCGATTTGCCGTGGCGAAAAGGGACCTCAAACACCAGAAACGAGCTGATGCCCCGTGTCAGGTCGTCAATGGCGCGGGTAATGCGGTCGCAGATGGCCCGGGTATGCCGGCCGATGTGCAGGGGCCCGGGCATCCACCAGCAGAAGTCGAGGAATGCCAGTAGGTCGCGGCGCGCCAGGCATTTCAGTTTAGCCGCCTTGAGCTGGCGTGCTGTCGGCGGGGCACAGTCTGGCGAGTGCGGCATCAATCTGCTCCTCAGTCATGCTGTCGGTTACGTCCTGCGTCTTGATCGGGCCGCCGTTGCTTCCGGTGACCTCCTGCCGCTGCGAGAAGTGGTCATGGATGCGGCAGTTGCACCACCACTGCGAGGTGCGCACATCCCCGCGGGCGATGGCCGTCTTGATGTTCTCGACGGCTTTCGCGCCGGTAGCCGTGTCGGCCTCAATGGCAACACGGAACAGGTCCGGGCTTTTGCACACCCGGCTCCAGATGGTTCCACGCGAGCAGTTAAGGATTGCGGCGGCGTCCTTGTAGACTCCGCCAGAGGCCATTAACGCCTTGGCGATAGCCTCATCGGTCAGTGTGCGTGGTGTTGATTTGCGTGCCATAGTGGTCGATTGGTTTAGTATTTGCCCCCAATGAAAGGGCTGAATTAAACCCCTACCGGTCCGAGGTGGCGATCTTGGCGAACACGCTGCGGATCTCCGGGTACTTGCGGGCGATCTTGCGCATGCGCTGGAATACCGCCTGCTTGGACACCCCGTAGCGGGTCCCGATCTTTGACACGCTGTCCCCGTTCAGCCTGGCGAACAGGACATTGCGGTCCTTGTCGTTGATGGCCTCCAGCGCCAGGAGCAACCGGGTTACTGCCTCGGCGCAACAATCGGCCAAATTGAACGTGAGGGTGGTATTGACGTTGATGGCCCCCTGGTCCAGCATCCGATCGGCGAAGAAGTCTCCCGAATCGTCGCCGGCAGGGTTTTGGGCGTAGGCATCCCTCGAGGTGGTGGGATGCCCATAGCGGTGGGTGTTCGGGTTGTCCGACGGCCCCTTGCACTTCAGGCAGTCGCGTGTCGGGTTTCCGTCGTGTGAGCATTTATGACATTCAGGCATTGGCAATTCCTCCCCTTGGTTTGTGTTTTCGTTCAATGTTCTTACCGCGCCCGAGTTCATCCCTGCGCAGCTGGTTGATCTCCATGATTTCCCGCTCCGCTTTCTTCTGGTCCTCTATCGCCTTCTGCCAGGCCGGCAGAGTCCGGAACGTCTCCGGATTGCGCTCCTTGATTTCGATGGCCAGTTCCAGCGCCTCCAGCCGGACCCTGCTCGCCTCCTGCAGCCTTGCTATATTTTCAACCCACATGCCCATGCCCTCCTTTTTGGCCGACCCAGCCGACAGTACAAGAATTCACCACCCCCTTTAGGGGGTGAATTCTTGTAGCTACATTAATTGTATTTTGTATAGACATGGCTTTTGCCTTTGTAACCTGTTAAGCGTTAAACGACTTGTGACACTACAATAATTCATAAAACCAATTCTTGTATTACTGTACCCAGCTTACCGTGCTCGGCTTGCTTTTTGCGGCCTTTTCGCCCTCGATTGAGACCAGATATTTGATCGTTCTGGCGCTCCGATTTGCGATCAACCAGCCGTTCGAGACCGCCGCTTTCATCAGGTTGTGGGAGGTCATTTTCGAGCAGCCCATCCCGTCCGAGATCATCTCCAAATAGACCTCCTGATTCTCTCCTGGCCGGGCACGAACTGCGTGCACCGCCTCGACCTCGGAATGCTCCTTTTTCCTGCCCCGTTTCGGCCCGTTTTGAGCCTGCACCTCGTCAACCTCCTCGGGTGTCGCCAGGCGCCAGCAGATGACCCCGGGCTCGGTGTGGTGGGCGATGTGCTGGACGGTGGTGGGCAGTCCGTTCTCGTCCACCCAGCGCAGCCGGCGGCCGCGCTTGACCGCCCGCAGCTCGAACACGGTGTCAGACCCGACCGAGCGCAGGGCGATGGCCGCGCGGGCCGGGTTGATCCACTCGGCCGAGCCTGCGCCCAGATAGGCGAAGTCGCCGGCGCTCCAGCTGTCCTTCTCCTTGCCGTTGAGCGGCTTGTTTGTGTGGTGGGCCAGAATCACCCCGGCGCCGTGCTTCTGCGCCAGCGGGTTGAGCAGCTCGCGCATGAAGTGCGAGACATCCCGCTGGCTGCTGCCGTCCCCGCCCAGGTAGGCGAAGGCGGGGTCGATGAGGACCAGGTCGAACGGGCCGGCCTCGGTCAGCAGGGCCTCGATCACCGCGGCAAAGGCGTCGGCGCTCTTGTCGGTGATGGTGGCGATGCGGATCCGCTCGCCCGCCCACTGCTTGTCGGTGTCCGACAGGTCCGTGCAGCCGGCCAGAACGCCGTTGCGCATCTCGGCGAGGTCGCCCTCGTCGTTCTCCGCCTGCACCAGCAGGATGCTCATGCCCGAGCGCCGGAAGCAGTCCCCGGGCTCGATGCTGAAGAACGGGCGGCCGATCGACCAGTGGATGGCCGCCTGCATGAGCAGGGAGGACTTGCCGATCCCGGTGGGCCCGCAGAGCAGGGCCAGCCCGCCGCGGTAGAGGAACCGGTGCTTGAGCAGCTCGGTGGGGTCGTTGCCGTAGACGGGCGTGCGCAGGTCGGACAGCCCGCGCAGGGCCGGCGGCTCCTGGATGCGTGCGACCTGCTGCTCGACGGCCTGCCCGACCGGGCTGGCGGCGGGCAGGAAGTCGGCGACGAGCCGCTCCAGGGGTGTTTTCTTAGGGGTGTTGCCGCCCATGTCGGGCCTCCAGTTGGTTAGGCTGCGGTTTGGTGTCGATCCGGTGGAACGTCACGACCATGGAGCGCGGCGCGGCCGCGGGCCCGTTGTAGGGGCCGAAGGTCAGCACATCGCTGACCAGAAAGCCGTCCACGTGCATGCCCCTTACAAGGTCAGGGAGTTCGACCTTCTGTTTTGGCTCGATGATCACGGGCATGGCGGGGCCTCCGTTTCGTGTTTGGCTTCGTTGAGCAGGCAGAGGATCTCAAAGAGCAGGCCGTTGGCGTTGAACACCAGCGCGCAGGCCAGCTCCTTTTCCGTCATCTTGTGGCCATCCCGCTCCGTCACCGCAAAGCCTTTGCGCACCAGGCGCAGGTCGGTGGCGTGGCGCAGAAGTGAGTCGATATAGGACTCGATGGGGATCCCCTTCTGCCAGTTGGAGCAGGAGCGGATCGACCCGTCGTTGCGGCGCGACTTGGCCAGCATGTACTGGCCGAAGGCGCGCATGAGCTCGGGCGGGAAGCATGCGGCGTACTGCGGCTTGTCGTGGTTGAGGTCGCGGTCCGCGCCCGTGTCGAATTTGCGGTAGGCTTTGCTCATATCTTCCCCTCCTGTTTGAACGCCTTGACGACATCGGCGGCGCAGTAGTAAATCTCGCGGTTGTGGTGCTTCTGCCACGCCCGCACCTTGAACTGCTTGAGCTTCTTGCGCAGCGTGTCGCGCCGTAGCCCTGTGTGCGCCGTCATGTCGGTCAGCGTCCACATCTGCCCCAGTTCCTTGGGCGGCTTGCGCGTCTGCTCAACCGCCGCCTTGAGATCGTCCAGGCTGATGGTCACAGTTCCACCGTGCGTGATTCGAGCCTTGCAGGAAACAGTTTGCTTTCCCATGTCCACCCCTCCTTTTGTGTTGCACCAACCGTGAATTGAAACGCGCCCAAGTCAATATGCCCGTCACACTTGAGATCCCCGTATGCGTCGCCCGTGGCCTTCCAGCAGGGCAACCGCACCACCGACCCCTGAGCCGACTGAGCGAACCCGTACACGTGCGCATGGGCAAAGATGGACAGCTGCGGCCAATCGGGTGTCTTGCCCGCGTCCCGGGCCTCGATGGCGGCGTTCAGCACTTGGCCCGTCTGCGAGCGTGCGGGGGAGGTGAAGATTCCATAGGGCAGGGCGCTGCCGCCGATAAAGTGGCGGGCCTGCACCTTGAACCAGCCATTGATCCGCCCGCGAAACTTGCGGACGAACATGCACGGCGTGCCGCCCTCGTTCAGCATCATCGAAATGAAATGCTCAAACGCCACCGTGGTGCCGGTGTGGTAGCCGGTCCCCTCGACAAGCACCACCTGCTTGGGCTTCCAGCGCAGGATAAGGTCGTGCGCGTCCTGAACCTGCCACGGGATATTGTGGCGCGTCACGGTCAAACCCTTGAGGTCTTGGCCGTCCAGCGTGTCGCCGTCCACAATCAGCACGTCGGGGGCTATCCCGAAATCCTCAATGGTTTCGTCGTATCGGTCCAGCAGCTTGCGCTGGGTGTTGTTTTCCGGCTCCATGCTCAGGGCCACGTCGTTCCCTGCATGGATGTCCGCTATTGCCACGTTGCGTTTCGGCTTGATCTTCATGCTCTTACGCCTCCGTTGTTGTCCTGCTCCACCATCCAGTACTCGCCTGGATGCCCGTTAGAAATCAGTGAATAGGCCGGCTTGGCCATGATCCCGGCGATCGAGGCGCGTTCCAGCCGGGCCCCGCGCGAGGCCTGCCACCCGGGCAGCATGACGATGGCGTCGGGCTGGCCCGCGTGGATGACGTGCAGGGCGAGGGCGAGGTACTGCTCCCACGTCCCGTCGGTGATGTCGTGGTGGGCGGGGTTGATGACGGAGTGGCCGCGGGCCTCCAGCCAGCGCTGTGCGGCGTGGAAGGCGGGGCGGTTGTAGTCGGGGTAGCCCGTCATGGGGCCTGCGAGGTAGACGTGCATCACGCCCCCCTCGCGATCTTTAGCCGCTCGATGGCGGCGACAAACGCACGGAAATTGGCAATCACTTCTTCGGGCTTGTCATCCGCCGTTGGCATATCAGCGCCAGCAATCACCCCATCCACGGCCTCGCGCAGGGTGCGGAGTTGCGTGTCCTGCTTGCCACACTCGTCTATCCACAGCGCAAGCTTGCCCTCCAATTCCGCGACCCGCGCCTGTGCGGCGGCGAGTTGCGCCTTAAGGTCGCTCAACTGCCTTTGCTGTGCGGGATACAGATTGGTGTATCCACAGTAAGGCCCACCAATCATGTCACTCATAACCCCTCCATCTGCTTGCGCTTTGCCTTCTCTTTGATGTTGGGACTTCCATATTCATACGCCTCTTTCGCCATCGAATCCAAAAACGCGCCGAGAGGTGTTCCGCCTCTATCATCTTCGCGTTCCATTTCATCAATGACATCAGCAACAAAGCCGAGCGCATTGGTTATTTTGAAATCACGCATCGGCCCGTCATCGTGCATTAAGCACCACGCAAAACGATCAACACCAATGCGGATTACCAAGTCACCGTCATCCACCGAAACATTCAACGGCGTATCTCTTGTAGCTCTCATAACCCCTCCATCGCCTTTCGCACATCCTCGCGGGTGCGTAGCGATTTGTTTTCCTCGCGTGATTCAACGGCATCGCGCCCAGATTTCCACTCCGTGATGCAGGTGCAATGCGCCAACAGATAGTCCAGCATCGCGGTGTCGCTGGGGTCGGCGGGGGCGGCAATATCATCGGCGTATTTCCAGATGATGTACTTGCCATCGTTCCGAGAATGTGGTGTGCAGTTTGCCTTGCACATATCAAGCCAGTTTTCGGCACTTCTTTTGACGCACCCACCACAGGTGCAATCATCTGAAACCACCGCCACGATCTTCCTATTAAAACTCCCCGTCTGCTGGTCGGGGTTGATTACGAGATTGTTCATTTCGCCCCTTTCTTTGCGACCCGCCGGCGCATGTTGCGTTTGTCAATCATGGCATCGGCATAGTCGTATGCGATTGACGCTATATCCCGTTTCCCGTACACATCCCTGCGGTGCGTGGCAATAACGGCTGGCAACGCCGCCGCCGCAAAGTAATCGCGCAAGCACCCGCAGTT